AATATGAGACGCAACAATGCCCGTATCTACAACAATGTCACTGTTTTTATCCAGGTAAGCATTGATGATTTCGTGGAGCCGGGCTTTAGCGTCAGCCATTATTCACCTTGTTCTTTGTCTAAATACTAGCAGTTTTGTTGACTAATGCTGCTCTCTAATCCGTTTATTCTACTCTTCTATAACCTCGTAACCAGCGGCATCATTCACCTTGGAGATGATGATGCCAGTACCACGGACATCCCAATTAAGTACGTCGCCTTCTTGCCAGCAAAGCTCTTCTATTACCTCATCGGGAAGAACAATGTACTGATCTCCGTTCTCGTCCTCCTGGACCTCGAGGATGTAACTCATTTGGATTCAAGTAATTTCTCAACTAGCTTATCAAGTTTTGCATTGATTTGATTGAAGTTATCATGCATTTGTTGGATCTCTCTTAGGAAGTCAACCTTGAGAACGTACTCTAAAGGCATACGTTTTAAATCGTCTTCCAAGACGTCAATCCTTCGCTTTTGCGAACCGATGTAATTAAAAGCTTGTTGGATCTGGTCGTTTTGCCTGCCAAGGATCTTACCTGCGACCCAACTGCCACCAGTAATAGCGGACACAACGGCCGTCAAACCGATAGCAATGTATTCAGGCCCCACGACCAAATTCGCTTTTTTCTAATTCTAAGGTTTAGTAATCAAGTTGAAGTTTACCTTTTTTCATGAGGCCATTAATCATCCAAACAAGAGCGTCGACACAGTCGTCATGACTGCTGACACCAAAGTTAGTCAGCTCTTCAAACATCGCGGTAAAGTTGCGATAGCGATTGAAGATGATCTTACGGTCCTCAAAAAGTCCCATACAACCACGGAAACGTGCTAATTTGTCTGCACGGAATCCTTTGACGGGATGCCAATTCAAGTTGTAAAGACTTTCGTTGTTTAGACAAACACGCTTAAAGTCAGCTTCTAGAGAAGCCTGATACTGCACGGCTTCTGAGTAGATGTCACACGTGGAGTAGGTCGGGAAATAATTACCGCTTTCATCGCAGCCAAGTATCGACCAATCATTAAGCAATTCTTTAAGAGCATCTAGTTTTTCTAGGTTGCCCATCACACGCAAGCGGCGGTAATCAATGACGTGAATCTGATCTCCGATGCGTCCACCAAGTACCATGACAGTATAGTCATTTCTTTCTTTGGTGCCAGCGGATAAGTCAACCCCCACAGCAAGCGTGTCGAACTCTGTTGCAATCTCCGCTTTGACAATCAGCTCTGGAGCCAACGACAATTCGTTTTGCCTGATGACTTGATTCATGTACTGAAACGAAAAAGCAATTGGCGCTTGTCGTTTTTTTTCCTTCAAATAATCCAATGACCACATCTCTGGCCAATATGATTTCTCGTCCCCAGACTTAGGATCTTGCAAGATTGCAGACAACACAATTTGCAACCAGTTGTTTTGCGTATTAAAGGTTGTGGAATGAATGTCATCATGTCTGAAGCGGGTACCAAGGCAGATGGCTCGTGCCCCTTCAAACATGGTGGGTGCAATCACCGCATTCCAGTTGTCCTGCATCTGTTTACGGATGTCAGGGTTGGAGATGTCTGCCGCTGATTTAATGGCGTCATCGATGATCACAAGGTGTGAACGCTTGGAAGTCACCGAACCTTTAAGACCTGCTGCGCAGAGTGTGAATTGTTCTTCACCCGTGGTGTCAATGCCCGCAAACTTGTGGTCAATGGACCAGTACTCATTACTGGTGACGTTCTTGAGAAGACGGACTGTTGGGAAAACCTCTTGGTATCGTTTGCTTTCGATGATGCGTTTGATGGTTGCCGACTTAGAACGTGCAATATCAACCGTGTAAGACAAGTAAAGGATCTGTAGCGGCTTCTTGGCTTGCGTGTGGATACCAATGGCCCAGGCAGTAAACAAGCCAAGGACCGTGCTTTTAGCGGATCCCCTGGGTGCCAGTAGATCAACGTTAGGTCCAGCAATCTTCAAAAGACAAGTGCTGTCCTGATCGGTTACAAAGTGACGATGCCACTCCTTGTGGTGTTGAGCAGGAGGTTTATCAGCTACGTACTCACAAAAGAAACCAAAATCTTCCCTTGCTTTCTGAAGAGATTCAAGGTTTCGTGGAATACGAATTTGTTGCTTGCGTGCAGCAGCTTGTGCGTTACGACGGTAGGCAAGATGCTGGTATGCAGGCACGGTAGGTATCGTTCAGTGTATTACTGAATACTACCCTATTTGTCATCCTCTTTGTTTCTTTTACTTGCTTGGTATTTACGTGCTTTATCTAGGGCTGCTTTTCTTTTCTCTTTATCCGACATCTCACTCCCGTCTTCGTTCTTGGCTTCTTTTTTCTTGAAGTGCTCCAAGAGTTCAGGCGGCATTTTATTTTTGCTCATTCTGTTTCTTCTGCATCAATGCATTCATGACTTCTTGGCCTTGTGCAACATTCTGCGCAAGGGGAGTTGGACGAGTGACAGCAGCCCCTGACTCTCGATTTTTTTGGAGTTGACGAGCAACTTCAAATAAACGTCCGGCAATATCTTCGCCGAAAACAGGAGGTTGCGGAGGTGGCTTTTGCATAGGTCTAGTCTAATTTATCTATTCTTCCATTTGCATGTGAGACCATACGCTCATTGATGCTTCTTCCAGGGGAACTTCAATCGGGTCATCTTTGAAGATGGTTAGCAACTCACGTATGGCGCGGTCAGCACCTGCCATTAGCAAGCCCTTGCGATCTTTGTTGCCCGTGAACAAGTCAATCTGAGCGATGGTGCCACGGAGTTCTTTTTGCATACTGGCGATCCTTGCAACGCCAGAATCACGTTTGACAACACTGTTATCAATGTCTTCTCGAAGCTTGCGGATATCCTCCTGCATGGCTTCAATTTCGTTGATCAAAACCTTGCGGTGATCAGGCTTTGGATAGTTGTGTTGGAGCCAGAGATCACAGCCTGTGATGCATCCGTTATAACGCAAGAAACGAGCATATAGATAGCATTCGATTACAGAGAAGTTCTCTGCACAGAATGCCCTATATGCTTGTTCTGTTGGTGCGTCTAGATTATCGACCCACTGGTCGAAGATCTCAATATCGATATGCTCTTTGGGACTGAGCGTAGTCCCTTGCCTCGTCGCTTTGACCGAACTCCTGAGCTTGGGCTGCAGACTTTCTTTGCTCTTCACCTGATGTTCCAATAGAGGCTCGTTCTTGTGCACCAGCTTCCTTCATCTTCTCTTTGGAAGAACCAACGGAAACGTCTTGGAAGATTTTAACGGCAGACGCAGCTTTACGCGCTTTGTCCTCATCAAACAACAGATCATAAGAATTTAAATCCTTATCATCGTCGTAATAAAAATCTTCGTCGTTCATGACCGTTCCGTTTCCTTGATGTCTTCTTTGACATCAGTTTCTTCTTTATTCAGTTTATCTGAAGGTTGCTCTTTGTTAAGGCGGCTTTTGGCGTATTTATACGCAACATCTGCCGCCTGGCGATAACGACCCAGCTCTGCGGAAGTATCGGCAGAAGAGTCCTGCATCTTAGAAGTTACCCATCATGCTGGCAAGACCGCCAGCAAAGGTATCACGTTGACGTGCACGGTTAGACTGAGCAGCCTGACGCATCTTGGAACCTTCAAGGCGGCCAATGAGGGATTCAAAATCTTGCAGTTCAGCAGCCGACATACCGCCGCCGTACGCACGGGAAAGATTTGCGTCTATAAGCTCTTGTGCTTCGGCCTCAGACATGCCTGACGCTATGAGCTGAGCTTTGGTCCGGGGCCGCCGCTCAGGGGTGCTGGTAGGAGAATAAGACATCTATTCGAGAGATAACTCTACAAGTATTTTAGTATATTCAATTTAGAAATTGAACATACTAGTGATATTCCTAACCATTTCAGTGCCACGCTCAATGTTGGCAATGTTTTTATAGCCAGCGTTTACAATCGCTTGAAGATCAATCTTACCTTTTGACTCTGCTTGAACCAAGGGAATACGATTATCTACTTCGTATTTTGTACGTTCAGTAGCACCAGCCTCTCGGAGGCTTGCTATTTGGCGTTGGATTTCTAAATTTGCACCTTCCCTTGCAAGATCAAAATTAGCAAAGGGAACAATCTCTTCCCCTGGAAGAAAAGCATCACCTTCCCCTATCCCAGGTAACACACCTAGTTCTTCTAGAATTCCTTGAGTTCGTTGTTTCTCCTCTTCTTTAGCTGCATCCGCAAATTTCTGTGCCTCTGCACGAAATACAGATGTTGCACCTGGTTTGATCTTTACATCAGCAGCTTTTGCTTTTTGTTGAATAGCGGCAACAGAAATATTAGGTTTGGCGGCCTGAATCGCTGCAATATCTGCAGCGTTAAATGCTTTGCCAACATTGACGCCAGCTACTTTAACTCCACCACCGGAAGGTTTATTGCCGCCACCGCCTCCACCTGAGGGCTGTCCGCCGCCGCCGCCACCACCACCGGAAGGTTTATTGCCGCCACCACCACCTCCTCCTGAAGGTTTATTGCCACCGCCGCCACCTCCTCCTGAAGGTTTATTGCCACCGCCGCCGCCGCCACCTTTGTTTTTAGACATGACTATTACGTTTTTATTTAGTGTACAATCAACCAATCATTGATTGGACCATACTTTTAACTTGTCCTGGGTTATAGCGGACCATGCCACGCATTAACTTTCCTTGTGCATCACGTGGCATTGTGCCGTACTGACTCTCCCATGCAATATCAGCCTCTGTTTTAATCTTGGCCTGTCCTTCGGGAGTAGATGCTATACGTTTAGAAAGAAAAGATTCAAACTCATTCGGGTCTCTAATACCCATTGTTTTAGCCAGTTCAGAAGTCTGCTGCCACTCGGTATCAGACATAGAACGACCAAGAAGATCTTGGAAAGCACTAGCACCGGTGAGTTTAAACCGATCGTAATCAATCGGCTTAGACATCAACTTGCCCATTAGCAAGTCTGGCCTAAAATTGGTATAGCCTCTTTGTCCCGCTAAGTAACTAATTGCATCACTGGGGCTGGTCTCAAAAAGAGCCTGCGCAGTTTTCTTGATGCCTTTACGCTCTTTACCAGAGAGACGTGCAAGTTGTGCAGGGTAGTCTTCAAACATCGAAACAGATGTATGATGAGCTTCTCCTGGCTTAATACCAAAAGCCATATCTGATAGAAATTACCTTAAGCCTATTGTAAGATAAAAGATTTAGGTAAGTCTATCAATCTGACCAAACACATATGGATTGAAGTATTTACCGGCCAAAGCGTATTCTTGGCCAAATTCTTTATCTTTAACCTGCTGGAAGACGGGGCTATTCATAAAACCATAGCCTTCTCGCAAAGCAGCCATCTGTTTTCCTTGCTCGCGATCCTGCATCCATGATTGAATACCAGTTGTACGGATAAGATTTTTATTCGCTTCTTCAATAGCCTTATCTGCCGCTTTCTGCTCCATGGCGCCGCCAATAGCTTGGAAGCCACCCTGTAACGCAGTTGCTCCCAGCATCCAGGGACCCAAGGCGGCCATGCCCGCACCAGCTCCTGCAGCAGCACCTCCACCGCCACCTAAAAAGCCAGCTGCACCTAATGCTCCTAAAGGACCTGCCATTGCACTTTACTATCTAAGTTTATTTTAACG